TCCATAAAGCAACAATCGAAGATTTGTTGTGGCGACGGCCAAAAATGCCGCATAAGCAATGCTTAAGGCGGATCGCGGATGAGCTTTTTGCAAGGCAGGGGAATCAGCAGTGTTGGGACCCACTCGTTCGGACAAGAAGTTTTGCATTTGCCTAAGTTGAAAAAAAAATGATTGTACTTTCTCCCCATAACTCGGATGGTTTTGTGTCCTTTGGATGATGTCGGATGCAAGCAAAGGTAGAACTGGGTACAATTGTTTTGTGAAGATCATGAGACCAATCAAACATGCATTGTGTTTTGCTAAAAGGGAACCTTGAGTTGCGGACAATTGAAACAGCGGTAATGCCGAGCTCGCATTAAGACGTGGATCACATGGCCAATTGTCGCGATCCAAATTCAACCGCGGTTTTTGTTTTTGTTGGTCACAAGCACACGATAAGAATGCCGCGGCATCGGCGAATGCTTCGGGTGTGTTGTTTTGAATAGCGTCGCTTTGCTTTTTGTATAAAGTTTTCGCATCTTCATATGCCAAACCAAATCCAAAGAGTGTCATGTAACCAAGATTGTTAATCGCGGAAGGATTCCCTTCGTAAGCTTCTTGACGGCACAAGCGAATCAATGCCTGTTTGGATGATGCCAAAGCCAAAAACGGCTTCAGCGGATAACCACAGAAACTATCGACATCCAGTACATCAAGGCTGTACTGAATTGCAATCTCGTGCTCCGGACCGATTTTCCAGTGTGTTGATGGAGCCGCTTTCGCGTGTGTCTTTACTTTTGTAGGTGTCTTGAACTCGGGTTTGCGCTTTGGTGACAGTACCACATCAAAGCTTCGTCTTCGGGACATCACACTTTTTTTGATTTTTTTGAGTGTAAATGTTTCTGTATCGTGATCTGAAAATTTCTGTTTCTCATGACAAGTCTTGTTTTCCATATACACACACACACATACACAGAGGAACTAACGAAACTTTTTTCTTTTGACAAATAGAAGAGAAGAGACACACACACACACATACATACACATGCAAACGGAAACACAAGGTTAGGCGCGCTCTCCACGAATGCGACGTGCCAAGTTTATGTCTTTTGGCATAATGGTCACGCGTTTGGCGTGAATGGCACACAGATTCGTGTCTTCGAAAAGAGACACCAAATACGACTCACTCGCCTCCTGCAGCGCCAAAATGGCAGACCCTTGAAAACGCAGTTCTTGTTTGAACTGCATTGCGATTTCGCGAACCAAACGCTGAAACGGTAACTTCCGAATCAGCAAGTCTGTCGATTTTTGGTAGCGACGGATTTCACGCAACGCGACCGTGCCGGGGCGGAACCGATGAGGTTTCTTAACTCCTGAACTCGATGGACTTGCCTTACGCGCAGCCTTCGTGGCCAGATGCTTGCGCGGCGCCTTTCCTCCAGTGGCTTTGCGTGCCGTCTCCTTGGTGCGTGCCATCTCGTTTGTGTTTTTTCTCTTTGACAGAATGCAACAGAAAAAAATTTTTTCCGAACCAACAACAACAACGTTCAACCAGCACAAAAAAAGAAAAAAGTAATCCCCAAAAAAAACATCGAAAAAAACAAATGTCGCATTTTGATCTTGATGCCTATGATGAAAAGATTCGCGTTCCCCGGGATCCTGTGAACCCGTGTAGCTGCACTCAAAGTTGTATGAATAACCGTTGTGCAGTCAGTGCGGAATGCAAGGATTCTCGTGCCCAGTATCCAAGATTGTTTGGTGTACTGCCTAATGTATTTTCGTCTTCAAAAACCATGCCATGTGGCGACGATGCAGAAGATGTAATGCGCGAAGCTCATCGTTTGCATATTAACGAATCCACTGGTCAAGTGTATGACCCGGAGGCTCGCAATGGTGGGTGGAAGAAGAAAATGAAGAAATCAAAGGAAACACACAAGAAAACGAATGACAAATCAAAGCAAAAGCACAAGGCTGGATTATGGACATTTCATGGTCGTAACGTCCACGGGCATACCTACAATATTCATCCTCATGTGATTCATCCTCATGTGCATCATGGTTACTCCTATTCTCCCCTTATTCGCTATGGATATTCTTCTTACTATCCGCGTTATTATCACGTTCGCACATCAAACAAAAAGAAAACGAAAAAGACAAAATCTCACAAACGAGCGAAACCTGAGAGTTCGTCGTCGTACAGCTCATATTCGTACAGTTCATAAAGAGAAAAGATCATATTTCACGTATAAATCACTATAAGAAAACGAAATGATATGAATAAACTAAATGTTTTCTTTGTGTGGTTGTTTTAGCTTAAATATGCCGTAGCTGCTTCCGATCCTGATGTAACTACAGTAAATCGTAGCGTTAACGTACCTGATGCAGTGTTTGCAATTGTTGTTGTTGTTCTTCGCATTGTAATACCCGTGCCGGCTGCGATCGTTATATTACCACCAGCAGTCGGCATAAAAATGCAGTCGAATGTTAATCCTATGAACATTGTAATTCCTAACGCAACTAAAGCAGTAGCGATCTGTGTCGCAGTTGGTAACGTTAAAGTAATATTGCCCGCAGTGTTGACGATAATTCCACCTAAAAGCTGCGCCGCTGTCACTGTAGTGCTCGCAGCAAAGGCCGTTTCGGATGATGTGGTATAAATGTTTGGATTCGACAATGTGACCGTGCGTCCGCCAATGTTTAGGGATCCGGATACACCTAAACCACCTGTGATCACGACTGACCCAGTTGTTGTGCTTGTCGAGGCCACACCCGCTGTAAACGATTGGACACCGGATGCGGATTGATTCCCTGCAGACATCAAAAAGTTAGCGTTCGCTCCCGGATCAGGGATAGTCAAGACACGCGAAGCTGACGGTGCAGTGCCATTGATCGTCATGGTATTCGTCGTACCTAATACAAGTTGATTACTTGTGTTCGTTAAAGCATGTGTCGCGGAGGTCACGTTGCCCGATACACCTAAACCACCAGTGATAACCACTGATCCTGTTGTTGTGCTACTCGAAGCAACGTTTGCCGTAAACGACTGGACACCGGATGCCGATTGATTACCGGCGGACATTAAGAAATTTGCATTTGCCCCAGGATCAGGAATCGTCAAGACACGCGATGCCGCTGGTGCGGTGCTGTTGATCGTCGCTGTATTGGTTGTTCCTAATACAAGTTGATTCGTCGTTGCTGTCAAAGCTTCTGTAGCGGCCGTAATATTCGCCGACACACCAAGACCACCGGTAATGACCACTGATCCTGTTGTCGTACTCGTTGAAGCAACACCAGCTGTGAACGATTGAACACCCGATGCCGATTGATTGCCTGCTGACATCAAGAAATTGGCATTGCCTCCTGGATCAGGAATTGTGAGAACACGTGATGCTGCCGGTGCAGTGCTATTGATCGTAGTCGTATTCGTTGTACCCAACACCAATTGATTCGATGTCGCAGTCAATGTTTCGGTCGATGCGACCAAAGATCCAGCATTCACAGTCCCAGCAGTTATATTCCCCGATACACCGAGACCACCTGTGATCACAACGGACCCGGTCGTTGTGCTATTCGAAGCTACGTTTGCGGTAAACGACTGAACACCCGAAGCGGATTGATTTCCTGCGGACATCAAAAAGTTGGCATCTGCCCCAGGATCAGGAATCGTTAATGTACGCGATGTTGCCGGTGCGGTGCTATTGATTGTCGTTGTATTTGTCGTACCCAAAACCAGTTGATTGGTTGTTGCGGTGATTGTTTCATTTGCAGCGCTAACGCGTCCGGAGACCCCAAGACCACCCGTGATAACCACTGAACCTGTTGTCACACTAGTTGATGCAACGCCGGCCGTAAACGATTGAATCCCCGATGCTGATTGATTGCCAGCCGACATTAGAAAATTCGCATTTGCCCCCGGATCAGGGATTGTAAGAATACGCGATGCTGCTGGTGCTGTGCTATTGATCGTCGCTGTATTGGTCGTGCCCAAAACCAGTTGATTGGTCGTTGCTGTCAAAGCTTCTGTAGCGGCTGTAATACTCGCCGATACACCTAAACCACCAGTAATCACTACCGACCCGGTTGTTGTACTCGTTGATGCCACTCCGGCCGTAAACGATTGAATACCTGACGCCGACTGATTACCGGCTGACATTAAGAAATTGGCATTGCTTCCAGGGTCCGGTATCGTTAAGACACGCGATGCCGCGGGTGCGGTGCTATTGATCGTAGTCGTATTCGTTGTACCCAGAACCAATTGATTTGATGTTGCGGTCAATGTTTCTGTCGATGCCACCAAAGATCCAGCATTTAAAGATCCCGCGGTAACATTTCCCGACACCCCAAGGCCACCCGTGATGACAACGGACCCTGTTGACGAGCTTGTCGACGCCACACCCGCCGTAAACGATTGCACACCCGATGCTGATTGATTACCTACGGACATTAAGAAATTTGCATTTGCCCCTGGATCGGGGATTGTCAAGACACGCGATGCTGACGGTGCAGAGCCATTGATCGTCATGGTATTCGTAGAACCCAAAACCAATTGATTCGACGTGTTCGTGACTGCGTGTGTAGCCGATGTGACGTTGCCAGATACCCCTAAACCACCAGTGATCACGACCGATCCCGTGGTCACACTCGTTGACGCTACACCCGCCGTAAACGATTGAACACCGGATGCCGACTGATTGCCCGCTGACATTAAGAAATTCGCATTCGCCCCCGGGTCAGGAATCGTGACAATACGAGAACTTGCCGGTGGCAAAGCATTAATTGTTGTTGTATTGGTTGTACCCAATGTTAATTGATTCGATGTTGCAGTTAAGGTTTCTGTTGCGGCAGTCAAATTGCTTACATTTAACGTTCCAGCGGTGACTGTTCCGGAAACGCCCAACCCGCCGGTGATCACCACCGATCCTGTGCTCACACTGCTTGATGCCACACCTGCCGTAAATGATTGAATACCCGATGCTGATTGATTTCCTACGGACATCAAAAAGCTGGCATTGCCTCCAGGATCCGGAATGGTCAACACTCTGGACGCAGCCGGTGCGGTTGCACTGATCGTGCTTGTATTGGTCGTACCCAAAACAAGTTGATTGGATGTTGCAACGAGACCCAAACTGTTGAAGAACGAATTTCCCGAATTGTCTCGCAGTGCAATCGTATTCGGCGCGGGTCCCGTCACGGCGCTCGTGGCGGAATTTGCAACTTTTCCAGCGGTGCTTATTGTGGCCAATTTGGTGTCGACAATACCCGCTGATGCCGAAATGTCTGCGTTGGTTACCAACGCCGTGGAAAAATTACCAGATATATCGGTTTTGACCACACCGATAGACTGTAGATTCAATGCTTGAATGCTATTTGTGACAAGACCGGAAATCGTGATGTTACCACTGGCATCTCTTGCCACGATGGTAGACGGCGTGTTGGATGCAGTAGCCGTCGTTGCTGAATTGTCTACTTTCCCTGGCGTATTAATTGTCGCGAGTTTGGTGTCGACAATGGCGGCTGCTGGGTCAACATCTGCGTTGGTAATCAAAGACGATGAGAGCTGACCCGATGCATTGGATTTCACAACACCGGTTCCTAATCCGAGTAAAGAAATTTCACCTGTTAACGCCAGTCTGAGTCGGGCTATGCCCGACGTCGAAAGCAATAATCCTTGTGTTAATGAGTAATACACGCCGCTTGTGTTGTCACTGCTGAACGAATACGTAGGATTGGCTGCACTGCCGTTGGGTCCTAACAAAGGATTTGTAAAGGCCCCGCCCGTGTTTCCAAATTTGGAATTCAGTTGTGCCTGTATACTGCTGGTCACGCCGGACACATAGCTCAGTTCCGTATTTGTCACAATGGAACTCATTAAACGCGATGATCCCGTGTCCGTGATCACAGCTCGATTGGGTGTCAAGTTCGGCAACGTTAAAAAGCTGCCAATTGTCATTTGAGTATCGGTCGCCAGCATCCCAGTACTTGCACGATACAAATTCGTGTCTCCACCCCATTTTAAGGCCGTGGTTGAATTGGTCGGTAGATTTGCGCCACCTGTGGCAAAGGGGTAATTCATAACATTGTTAAACCCGTCATATGAGCTCAACACGTTGTAGGAACGCAATCCTTGCCCGACCGAATCGCTGTTTTCATAAGCAGAAATCAATTCAGCACTTGTCCCTGCTTTGGCGAACGTCCAGCCGCGTACGTTATCGTTGACACCGACATCTCCAACGTCTGAAATCATTTTTAGTGCAGCGATTTTACTGGAGTCCGTGGTGACTGTGTACTTCCATGTGTCCGATGCGGATTGTACGCCGCTCACGGTCACTTGTGCGTTTAGATTTTCATAAATGGATCCTTGTCCTCCATAATAATTTGGTTCATAAATTAATGAAGGATTCATTGTCCCAAAACCGAGCAACAATTGATAGATAATATTACGCGTATTTGCGCCTGAACCTAACGAAAATGCGTTCGAATTCGATACATCAAACGCGGCAAGGTTTACGTAAGTGCTGTCGTTGATGGTAATTTTGGTTTCGTCAAAAACGCCGCCCACTAAACTGAACTGAGATTGCCCATTCTGTTGAATATCAGCCGTACAATTTCGTATGCAAACACTGCTACATGTCATTTGTGTGGTGTTGGTATCTGAGTTACTTGTGCCGTCTTGCAGTGCCAATGCCGCCCAATTGATGCCACATCCAGACATGGCCACTTTTCCTCCTACTGATACACTCACACCTATGCCTTGCGCAGCGCCATTGACATCGCGATGATTGAACAAACATCCGACCATATTGACGCTTGAATTTGCTCCGTTGACGTTTACGGAAATGCCGGCACCACTTGTCGGCATGTTGACAAACGAGCATCCATCCATCGTACAGGTACCGTTTAAAATGGAAATACCTGCGGAACACAGCTCGAGCGGGCAGGCTCCGATGCGAGCGATCGCACCGCCATTTACGGTTACGGCTTGTGCAAAACCACGAAACGTCGTGGACATCAAGGTCAGTAACGAAGACGTCGCGGGACCCGAAATGGTAATGGCATTGCCTGCTGGTGTGGTGGTGTTACCCAAAAACGCGGAATTTCGAATGATGGCACGAATATTTGTAATCGACACCACATTAGTATTCGACAACGAACTGACACCATCAAATTGGACAATCGGGACACCTGCCGAAGAACTGATGTCGATTGCCGTTCCAAACGTTTGAATGAGGATCGATGAAAACCCGCCATTTGCCGTGGCCGAAGCCGTTAATGTGAACGCTGTGCCCGTGCCTTGACCGACAAGGGTCAACTCCGACAGTTCAAAAGCTGCCGTTGTGCTGACAAACAAGCTTCCGGGTGTTGCGGGTAGAATGATCGTGCTTAAAATAGACGTTCCGACAATGGAGATCCCGTCCGCCGTAAACTGCAAGGCACCCCCGCTGATATTTTCCACAAACACTCCTGCTGCCACACGAATGGACACTGGATTCGCAGAAGAGGATAAAGAATTGGCCACTGTAAGTGCTTTGGCAACCGTTAAAAACGGGAAAGCAGACGATCCATCATTGGTATCGCTGCCCGATTTGTTCACGTAAATGGTTCGCCCCGCCGATGGTGTCCCACCGGGCGTGTACCATCGGGATCCGGCACCCGTAGCCGCTAGTAGCTGATTGTTATTGGACGACGGTCCCGTGGCGGGTAATGACAGCGAATAGGAACTTGATAGTGCTGCAGGCGCTTTTAATGAAATGCCTGCAGATCCCGTTACACCGACAGACAACGTCAATGCTGACAAGTTAAACATGTTCAAATCTCCGGTCATATAATCACCAGAGTGGAGGACGTTGCTCGACGCAGCGCCCGTCAAACTGGATGTAATACCACTTGTAACAAAAAATCCATTACTATCGCGTGCAACCAATGTTGATGGTGTATTGGATGCTGTTCCATTTGTGGCAATATTGATTTCGTTCGTATTGTTCGTTATCGTCATAAAACTTCCTTGTTGTAGTGTTTTAAAGTTTAGTACATTTCCGGTGCGATCACGGTAAATTTTGCCTTCGCCGACACCGACATTGTTACCGGATGTTTGATTTGAGGTATTGACGAGAACAAATGCAATAGGATCGGTCCCAACAGTGGCTTGTGGGGTACTGCAGGCCCATTGTGATCCACCATATGTGGTTCCGGACAGGATAGTCAACAATGCTGTGGCCGCTGTTGATCCGTTAGGCATGTCGGCCGTGCGTGCCCATGCCACACCCGTTACTCCCCAAATACCATTGTTAATTCCACCTATTTGACTGGTTGCAAGAACGCGGTCCCCTCCTGTGACAGTGACACCATCGATTGTCGGAAATCCCGACAACGTGATACTACTCACGGCGACAACGGTTGCCGGTGCTTTGGGTACGACGCCTGTCGTGGCGATTTGGTCGACGTACTGTTTATTTGTTGCGTCTGTAGGATTGACCGGATCGGTCACGAGTGTCAGTTGATTCAGTGTTGTATTTCCCAACGCGTCACGTTTTACAATGGTATTCATACTGTCGTTCGGTGTGGCGGCCAGCGTCATCGTTGTTCCAGTGGCCACCAAACTTGCCGCAATACCTCCCACAAACGAGACAATTGTCGCGGTTTGGCTTCCGGTCACATCACCTAGTAATGGATTTGTAAACGATGCAGCGCTATTTGCAGTAAGAGCCGATGTTGCTGTGGTTGCATTTCCTGTTAGATTTCCAATAAACCCTGTCGCTGTAATGGTTCCCTGTGCTACGATACCGCCACTCAAGTTTAAATTGCTTAGACTAATATTTCCGCTTGCGTCCCGACGTACAACAGCTGATGGGGTGTTACTGGACGTTGCGGTCAATGCAATCACTGTTCCGGAAGCAATGTTTGAAGCTGTTTGTCCGCCGACGGTAATGACTTGCGTGGTTGTTTGATTGCCCGTGACATCACCGACCAAAGGCCCAAGAAAACTTGTTGCTGTGGTCGCGGTGGTCGCGGTCGCTGCGTTTCCATTGAGATTTCCATTAAATGTTCCAATAAAGCCTGTTGCCGTAATCACGTTTGCAGCGACGTTTCCAGATGCATCACGTCGCATCAATGTGGATGGGGTGTTGGTGTTGGTTGCGTTGGAGACTGCAACCGTGGCTGCTGCAACAGTCGACGCCGGCTGGGTCCCAACGGAACCAATAACATTCCCGTTTAATGACGTGGCATTCACCGTCGCAAACGCTGCGCTGGCCGTGCCATCGCGTAACACCACGGTGTTGGGTGTAGCATTGGGAGTTGCCGATGCAATTCCGGTAGCTGCAGCTGCAATCGATGATGCCGGAATGCCCTCAATTGTGCCCTGAAAGTCTCCAAAGTATGAAGATGCCGTCAATTGATTAAATGATGCATTTCCGGATCCATCACGACGAACAAGTGTATTTGGAGACGCAGAATCTGTTGCGTTTGACACTCCCATTGTCGCAGCAGCAACAGCGGAGGCGGACTCACCACTAACAGATCCGATGAGATCTGCGTCGACCGTTGTTGCATTGATTAAAACAAAGGATGCATTTCCTGAACCATTTCGTTTCACCAACGTGTTTGGTGTAGCGGTGTCGGTTGCATTCGTCACAGCGACGGTAGCTGCCGCGACTGTCGTCGCCGGTTGTGATGCAACAGAGCCGATTAAACTTCCAGAAATTGTCGTGGTGGTTAAATTGTGGATTGTTGCGTTTCCGCCTAAATCTCGTAATAATAGTGTGTTGGGTGTTGCATTAGGAGTTGCATTTTGCGTTAACGAAACAGACGCGCCAACATCCGACGCGGCAAATCCGTTTACGAACGCAACTGTGTTGGACAAAAGGGGACCAACAACGTCTCCTGCCAAAATAGCAGCCACACCACCAGGACCGGTGGGACCTAATGGTCCAATAGAGCCTGTTTCACCGGTTGCTCCGACCACCGTTTGCCCTCGTTGTCCTGGCGGCCCTGGTGGACCTTGTGTCCCGATTGCCGTTTGTGTTGTTTTTGTCACTGACACAACGCTCAAGGATAGGGCAATCACTGCCGCAACCACCGCGACAACGAAAAAGACCTCCAGCATATGTAGGGATTACAAAAAAAAAGCGAGAGATTAGAATGAGAGGCGTTGTTTCCTTATCTTTAACTCGTTGTGCTAGAGAAATTTTTGTTATGCAATCAAAAAAATTCAAAGAAATGTGATATAAACAATACACAAACGGGCAATATCAGACAATAGATATGAACGTAGGACAACTCCAACAGCAAGGCGATGGTCAGCCGCTCTTTGAACTCTTGTGTCTTGAAACGCAACGGGGGTCATCGTTGTCTTTGCTTTGTGAGGGACGTGAGGGAATAAATCAGAAAGTTGCAATCGAAAGCACGGAATTGTCTGCCAACATCGAAGCGTACCATCAAGACGCAAACCGCTTCCATCGGATGGAAAACAAATTGATCGTACACCTTCATGCAAAAACGAAGTTACACCTAATTTGATACACCAAGCATTAATCGTGGAGGTATGGACTTCCGTGTTGTTTGGATACATATGGCACTTCATCCATGTTGTTTCTGTCGTGTGCCGCAGGGCATACATAACAACGTTTTCGAAATCGTTTTGATGTGATGTGAAGCCATCCGAAACAATGATACCAATATACTCGAACCGGTCATAATTAATGTCCCATTGAAACCGGTATCCCGTCCAAAATAAAATCCCTTCAACGAATAAGTCATTGTAGGCTTGATGTGTCAACCGGTGTTGACTTTTGTTTGTCACCGCCTTCAGGTACGACGCGTAATAGCGGTATATGCACAACTCATGTACCAATGTACAGAGAACTACCGATAAAAACGGTAACACATCAGGAGAAAGGGATGATTTCTGAATCCATTCATGAACGAGCAGTAACATCCATTCTTTATAGGGGTTATCGATTTTTTCTGCGGGCATATCTTCTTCGTCGACTACGTCGTAAGGGTTAGCGATGTTTTCTGTATCGATATTGGAGTCCAAACAAAATTTAATGATCCACGACAACACTCGAAGATCCGAACACTCGATACTATCCACGGATCCAGAACCATAACATACACCTCGTCTTAGAAAAGCAGACAATCGTCTCTCTTCCGATTTTGTTCGTAAGAGAGATCGTTCTTTCAGGTGTTGAATGAGCGTTTTTGGATCCAATTGTAACTCAACGATGCGTGGATGACCAAGCGGATTACCAAACACCTGTTTCAATTCTACTGTATGTGACCGCCTTGGACATTGTTGCTTTGCTTTTCGAGCATGTTTGGGTTGACGCAGATCAAGAACAAAATCGTCATCGATCATGTGTTTTTTTTTACTTTAACGACGACGAATTTTCCAAGGAGGCCCAAAATCAATTAATTTCATTTCGCCATGATGAAGTGTGATGTTGTCGCGTTTTGGAAACCCTGGATGGGACACGTACCAGAAATTGCGCGAAATGTTGTAATTGTTTCTTAAATGTTCCACTTTTTGCTTAACGTCCGCTTTTTGTTCGCGTGTCATGTGCGTTGGTCGCTTTCCACAGTAAGACAAATACAATGTTTGATTTTCATGATCAATATGATGCAATTTAGGAATGAAGGGACAACCTTTTAAATGTTTCAAATTGGCAATTTCTGATGTAAAATGTTTGGTTTGTGATTTTCCGAATGTTTTCTTGACCAACTTGTGTTTGGTTTTGGGATTTTTATACAAGCAAACGGAAACAGAATGATTGTGTTGTCCAAAATCTCGAGTTTGAACGTAATCTTTAAAAAAGGTTTTCCACTCGTCCGTGGTCATCGCTTTGGTTTGAGCTTTGGTTTGCGTTTGGAATTTTTCGACATTTTTTTCGTGTTCTTTCTGTGGGTGACTACAAGATGACGACGACATTATTGTTATATATCTAACTTTACTTTTAGTGAACAGCCTTATCGAAAAAACTAAGATGGCAAATCAAAAAAAACAAGCTTCCATTGCTGAAGTAGGAGAACAATTGGGTGTTCTTGAAACTGAGCATTTTGAATTGTTAAAACAAAAAGTTGTGCTCGAAACGTTAATCGAAATTGATGATGCACAAGCCACATTATATCAAACGCGACGTATTCAAATCGAGGCCGCTATTCATGAACTGCCCAAACGGCGTCTTGCGCTTGTGCAGCACTATTGCAATGAATCGTTATTAATGCAAAGTTGGTTTTTGACAGCATCTTTGTATACGTGGAGGCAACATTGTGTTGGATACTTGTTAGAATATCTTATTCAGCCTTTAAACGTAAAAATGGCACGACTGCGCCAGCAAATGACGTTGCTTGAGAAACAACCACTGGCATCACAGACGCCTTTAAATCTGATTCGACTTCGATTCCGTCAATCAGAACACGAACTGCTACAAAGTGCTCCGACGATAATACGCGAGTTTTATGAAAAGTTGTTCGACGTCATCTTTAAAAATTATGCCGAATCGTTTGCAACAATGAATCGGAATCTTTCCGTTATCAACGCATCAAAGATAACATGTCGGGTCATCGGGAAGGCTGGAGTTGATGTCCAAACAATGATTCCGCGTGAATTATTTTCATATTTGGTTTCCAAAAACCGCGCCGGTTCTCTTACCCAAATTTTGGTAAACGTAAGCGCGTATTCAAGTTTGGAATTAAATTATTTACAGATCTATCCGTTTTGTGAATCGATGGTTACTATGCTCACGGACGTTCGACCGACTGATTTCTTTGCGAATCAATTGTACAAGTATCCACAAGAAGAACGAGTATTCAATTGGTTTAAATTTTCTGAGAGACAGCTTTCGATTCGTGGGCACTTTAAGAAACAGCAAAACTTGCCGATCAGCGACAGAATTTTCGTTGAAACAAGATCCCGTGTGACACTATTGTCCACGTTAAACGGTGTCAAACTATTTAACCCATTGCAAATGTATGGGCTTTTACGAGCTCTTTTGGAACGCGATGTATTTGACACAACTGTGATACGTGTGGCCTCGTTCGAGGACGGCGAGACCACTACATTTTGGTATGGAATACCGATGATTCGACATGAACATGAAACGTTGAATTTTGAATGGGGAAGCGTAGAGCGTCCTTTAAAACTGTATGATGATGTAAAAGTAGATGAAAAAGAAAAAGAAAACGGACGGTCGTTTAATAAGGAGTTGTGGCCACATGGACTTGAAATAAATGTGATGACACGTCGGCATTTTGTTTGGGTGAGAATTGACACCAAAAGCATTCCCAACATTTGGAATGCGTTTACGGAATACAAACTCCATTCATATTGTATTGTTCTTGGAACGATCTATCGTGCTTCACGCGCGAATAAAAACCAGTGGCCTCCGGATAACCGCAACATATGGGAGCTTGTTCCAACCGATCAGTTTCGGACATTAAGCAAAGAGCTATTTTTGTTTTCGGTTGACGTGTCACCCACCGAAATTAGTATTTTGCTCCTCCGCCCCCGTGTTCTATACCGAGCTGGCGTGTATGAGTGTATGGAAACCACAATTCAACGCTCATATGCAATCCCGACAGTCGATGTCAACTATGTGAAACATTATCTGCAGCCCATTGTGGCCGCATTACATTCAGACAAACCTTTGTCTGGATTGTCCGGCCACGTGAATTACATCTCCGGGACAAATGTCTGTGCGGCAATCGTTTTAGCACCCGAGCTTCAAACCTCCGCTGGCTCGGTGATGGTAAACTTGGCAAAGCAATGGGGCAACTATTTTGATGTCGACTTTCTTGATTTGGTAGACGCGGCAAAAGTGCCTTGCAAAGCGGAAAACAACGTTAGAATTAGTCTGCGCGTGTTAGGATTCGCCAAAGAACGCCAGTCCTGGTATAACCGATTTGGATTCGTGCTAAAAAATGCGTCTGCGCCAGCGTTGGAATTTTTAGACCTGCTGTTTCGAACGCCGTGGCATGTGTTTGAACCTTTTGTAATACTCTTATCAAAAGACGATGATTATGTGCTTACAGATGCAATACAATTACTAAGAGAGGCAAAATGTAACAAAAACCCCTCGTTATGCAGCAATCTTACAATCGAACAGTTTTTACTGGTTTCCAATCAAACGTGTGGCATATACAAGAAATTAGAAGATTTGATTTCGAATACGGAGCTGCTGCAGTACTTTCTTAGAGACGTTCTCGATGGAAGCGTCAAAGAGATTCCGCAAGCTTACATCTCCAAAGTGAAACAAATTGTGAATTTCTACGGCGGGTCGATTGAAGAATTAGTAACGAATTACACTGACTTATTCAAAGCGAACGGCATTTGGTTTCGGCGGTCGTCGTTTTTGCAAACGTGGCTGAAAACATCAGAAGATGACACTCTTTCTACAAACAAAGCAAAACACGAATTGGTAGAAGAAATTCCACTCCAATTAACAAAAGACTTGATTTAAAAAAAAACACGGGTAACTAGTATTCTTTGACAAATGCGTGTCGTGTATCCGCGACGTACCGAATCATGTATTTCCAATTCTTGTAATTCCAATGATCAAACGTCAAATCGACAAATACTTCCGATGCATTCAATGCATCCCGAATGATCTTGACTTCGGCGTTGTTCCATTGAAACGATGTTGACATGTTATTACGATTGTGTGTACTATCCCATAATAGCGATGCGCCTTTCAACAATACACTCACCGTTGAATTCATTTGTGCAAATCGCTTCGCGGCAACAGGCCAGCTCTTTTCGTCCAACGATAAAATGGGTTCTTTCTTTTCCGTTTTGTTATGACGTAACCAAAACATCCGTTCGTTGTCCCAAGTTATCGTTTTTGTTTTTTCATCACGGGTAGCTTGATCAAATGTGTGCCGAATCGAACATGCTTGATCTATGCATGCACATGAAATACCAAACAGGGATGGGGTTGAAAACTGTGCTTGGTCCCAAACCGATTTGCAAATTTGGTCATATTGCGATTGTGCGTATTGACACACGAGAAAACACAATGGACGCGGCAGAACCGTTGAATATTCTTGGACGACACGACCAGCAAAATATGGGATCGGCGCTAGTGAATGAATTTTCAAAGAGTCGTAATGATTCTCTTTAGAAACAATGTGATGCTGTGAAACAAGGTGGGTTTTTTTGATGTTTTCCAGCTCATACGTGGCGTTTCTATCGTGTCGATAAAAATGTGGAATCATACTTTCCAAAACAAACAGTGTATAAATGACGTCCTGATCCCAATGTTCATAAAACATCACCGATCCATACTCTTGATATTGAATCGAAGCGGGAGCACCATTGTTGGCTTTGATGCGTTTACACGCGTGTTTACCCGTGAGTTTACCTCTCTTTTTTTGCTTTCCTTGCCCCACCTTTTTGCGTTTGCTACCAACCACAATTGTCGTATCTTGTTTTTGCTGCAACAATACAATCAAATGTTCGATACGATTCATCAAGTCTTTTACAGGCTGCTTTTGCATGAGTTTACCCGCGGGTTTGTTTTGCTTTGTGTTGTTTTGATTTTGTTTTTGCTTTTCATCATCTTCTTGATCGTCTTCATCATCATCATCATCATCCTCATACTGTCGAACAGTATACGTCTCACCGATCATTAAGACGAACCTTTCAAGAGTCAACAATGTCTTGATGTTATGTCTTTCGCCATAAACATCCAAAACGGACACAGTAAATGCCACGAGTTGAAGCATGATGCCACCAATCATTTCCATAAAATTTCTTGGACCACCCCAACCGGAACCCCAGTCAACAGACGTTGGAGGAAGTTTTTGAAGACGTGTATCATCCTCCGATACATAGTCCACTGGCGCATTGCGCCAAGGACAGTGTCGCTTATGATCCATTTCTTCCCTGTCCTCGTTGTATTCACAACCGCCATCCACGTGCCAGTCGGTACCCCTGGCGTTTCTTTTTTTTTGTTTCTGCGTCTTGGTGTTGTGGCCTTAAATTTGAGTTCCCCCAAAAATATTGAATTAAAACACATGCGGCTGATTGGTCGAAAACAAGCGATTTAATACCGATGCGGAATACTGAAAGGTTAGACCAACAGCTTTGGTTAACTTCATGGCATAATCCAATTGAATCGCTGATAAATTCTTTTGTGTGGAGTAATACGACAACGCCGTTCTCTCTGGATTTCCCAGAATCAAAATCGAATAGGAGTCATCATGATACAAAATGAGCTCAGTCGTTTTGTTTTCTTTTATACATAGTACCCCGTCACGTTTACCATCGCATTCAACATGTAGCGTTTCATTTTTGCATTCTCCTGTCGCCTCTTTGAAAGAAACGGAAATTTTGTCATTTGAAAACACGCGGTTGACATCAGTACCGGATGGTTTCACTAACGGACTTCGTATATGCTCGTACCAAGTATTCAATTCTCGTCCAAGAATGGATGTCCAATCCGTAAAGACACCCTCTTTCAAAACGTCTTGCTTATTGCCCATGGATGTCTTTTTTTTGTTGTCGTTACCTTTTCTTTGACTGATTCTTGCTTTTGCTTTTGCTTTTACGTGTTATCCTTGTACGTTTGGTTGTGCTTACACGCTTTGTACTTTTCTTGTTTTTACTTGTGCTTCGTTGTTGCTTCGTTTTCGTTTTCGTCTTGGTTGTCTTTGTTTTTGTAAAATATGGTAATTGGTGATATGGGATCGTTGTTTCATCCGCCCATTTTTTACAATCCCATCCATTGTGTAGCAATGGGTTTCTTCTTTGAAGCGCAAAACATTGTCTCCATTGTGCTTGGGATCGAAATGGCATCGTTTTTGTAGATACGGCTCGTTTTTTTTTGATCTTGTCACAAGACCCGTTTTACTTTTTTCCAATTTTTTTCACTTTGCTTTTTAAGTATGATGTATGGAACAAAAGTAAGGTTCATTTGTCGATTGCTCCGCCTACAAGACAATGCGCATTCAAAAACGATCCGGTGCATGGGAAAGCTTCTCGTTCGATAAAATTACTGCTCGCATCAAAAAACAATGTTACACGCTGAAAAACATAGAAGCACAATCGGTTACGATGGGTGTCCTTCAAGAAATTAAAAATTTACAAAATATCAACACCACACTTTTGGACAATACAATTGTGAGCTATTGCTATCATGAGCAATTGGTGCATCCCGATTATGCAATTCTTGCACATCGAATCGCGTTAGATGTGTTGTACAAGACAACAAAAAAATCGTTTTCTGAAGTTTGCACATTGTTACAAACAGCTGTGCGTCAAGAAACTGGTAAACCAGATCCGAAATTAGACGCCGAGTGCTACGAGTTTATTATGAAACACAAAGAACAACTGGACGAAAAGATTGTGCATTCACGTGATTTGAGCCACGATTATTTTGGATTGCAAACGTTGATGAAATCGTATCTCTTGCGAATTAATGATCATATTGTGGAGCGTCCCCAACACATGTGGATGCGTGTATCTGTCGCCATTCATCGCCCTCATTTAGACGATATTCTCAAATCATACGAACTGTTATCAACAAAGAAATTTACGCATGCAACTCCAACACTTTATCATGCTGGTACACCGCGACCCGATCTGTCCAGTTGTTTTTTGCTTCAAACCAAATCCGATTCGATTGATGGAATTTTTGAGACAGTGACCCAATGTGCAAAAATTTCACAAGCCAGCGGTGGTATCGGGTGTGCAATTAGTAATATACGCGGTTCTGACTCTGCCATATCTGGAAATGGAAAATCTTCAGGAATTGTTCCGATGTTAGGTGTATTCGACAAAACGGCCTCGTATGTGGATCAACGTGGTTTGCGGCCTGGTTCTTTCGCCATGTACTTAGAACCGTGGCATCCGGATATTGAAAGTTTTTTAGAATTGAAAAAAAACACGGGGGCTCACGATTTGCGCACGCCCTCTTTATTTCTAGGTCTCTGGATTCCGGATTTGTTTATGAAACGTGTGGAGGCGGACGAGATGTGGACGCTTATGTGTCCCAATCAATGCCCGGGATTATTTACAACCCACGGTAAAGCATTTGAAGATTTGTATTTGAAATACGAAAAGGAAAGAAAAGGAAGAAAAACGTTGCCAGCGCGGATGCTGTGGAATTTAATACAAGATTCCACATTTGAAACTGGCACTCCTTACTTGCTGTTTAAAGACAGCTGCAATCTAAAAAGCAATCATCAACACTTGGGTACAATTACATCATCCAATTTGTGTGCAGAAATTGTTCAATATCATGATGAGAAAGAAATCGCGGTGTGTAATTTGGCTTCCATTTCTTTACCCGAATTTGTGAAATTTGACGCAGCAACGAGAACCTATACATACGATTTTCAAGAGCTGTTTGAAACGACAAAATTCGTGACGAAAGCTGTCGATCGCGTCATTAATCATACACGATATCCGCTCCCGCAATGCAAACTTTCAAATGAACGCCACAGGCCAATGGCAATCGGAATTCAGGGTTTGTCTGATGCGTTTGATGAAATGCGTTTTCCTTACGAATCAAACGACGCAAAACAATTGAATAAAGACATTTCGGAAACCATTTATTATGGTGCCATGACATCTAGTTGTGAATTGGCAAAATTGTACGGAAAACATGCGTCGTACGATGGTTCTCCTGTCAGTAAAGGAATGTTGCAGTATGATATGTGGAATGTAGTTCCGAGCAATCGGTGGGACTGGGCGTTGTTAAAATCCAATATCGCAAAGCACGGTGTCAGAAATTCTTTGGTGGTTGGTTTAATGCCAACCGCCAGCACGTCTCAAATTTTGGGCAACACAGAGTCGTTTGAATTACCACAACATAATTATCTGAATCGAAAGACGCAAGCCGGAGATTTCATCGTTATGCGTAAACGTATGATGCGGGACCTGATTGCTTTGGGATTATGGACCGCCGAATTTCGAAATAAATTTGTCCAACAGAAAGGAAGTATTCAAAATATGATGAATGTCCCAGAAAACATACGTAAGCTTTACAAAACAAGCGAAGAGGTCTCTATGAAAGCACAGCTCGATATGTCGTTGGACAGAGCACCATTTGTTGATCAGACACAATCGTTGAACATTCGACTTGCTATCAAAGAAGGTTCACCCGTTTCTGAGTGGAAAGAAAAGCATCGTCACGTTATTTTTTACCTCTGGAAACGCGGTGCAAAGACTGGCTCGTACTATACCCGATTAATTCCTATGAACTCTGCTTATCAATTTACGGTGGACAAGAAAATGATTGAATCATTCGATAAAAAAAATGATGCGGAGAAGCACAACAGCAACGGCAACAAAACAGAACAAAAGGAACAACAACAACAACAACAACAACAACGACGACAACAACACGAAGAGGACGCCATGAATCGCTTATTTGTCGCCCTGAATACGCACGACAAACCAGCATGTGATTCATGTGGATCTTAATTGATGAAACCAGGAAGTTGTGTTTGTTGATCAAATAAAAAGTTGTTATTGTTGTCTTTTTTTCGTTCACGAGCAGAAAGCGCTTCAGTTTTGAGAACAGAGCCAAAAAAGCGAGCGGACGTGTGTCCTGATTTGAAGCCAGTGCAGTCGCGAGATGATGCGCAACTGACTTGGCTTGACGATAACCAAGCAGATGGTGATGCGGCGATTCGGTGTTCTCGATCGTCAACGCGAGGGGACACATCATGGGTTTGAATGGAGAGCGGCACAATTAACCGTGAGCCAAAACGATCATGAGTATCTTGTTCTTGTTTATCTGGTTCTTGTTTGGACAACAACGATGTTGGTGATGCCGTTGTCGGTTCTATGACATCGTTTCTTTGTTTAATTTGTTTGACTCGTTTGACATCATCCTTTTCGTGTGTCGTATTTTGGTCTTCGCGTTGGTTTTCTAAGATAGCCTTCTCTTGTTGTTCTTCTTCTTTTTCTTTAACGAACGGCAGCACATCCACTTTCGCAGATGCACAACCCATCTTTTGTGTCTGGTTGCACAAACACAAACACAATGTAAATACAGCAGAAAAAAATTTGCAGAAAAAATTGTTTATGCTAAAAACATGATACAAAGGTATCTTTATCTGTTTTTGATACAAATACAAACGCCCCTTTCATCGATGGGATGACAACCACGCATTGATCATCTTCAATTTCAGCTTCTTGCAAAAGCGAACTTGGATTCAGTTTGGAACCCTCCGCATCGTTGAGTAAAATTGGTTTTTCTGTTACCTTTGTGTTCAGAATGACTCGTTTTGTTCCATGTGTTCGTACCACAATGCGTTTTGTTTTCGCGTTACGATCTTGCAGAATGCGCACGTAAGACGGACCACCATAGTTTTTCCATTCTTCATTGGCGTTTTTTTCTTGTTCTGCTTGTTGTTTCTCTTGTTTGTCTTGTTGGTCAGAATTGTTTCTTTGTGTTACTGCATTGGTTGTGAATACGAAACATCGAACGTTGAGTTCACATAACTTATCTTCGTTTTCTTCGCCGTTTTTGACGACAAAATTCTCGTGTTGTTGTGGTTGTTGTTGTTGTTGATCCTTGCTGTCCTTTAAATGATTCTCACTTTCGACAATGCCTTCATTTGGAGAACCCGTGTTGTCCTCATGTTTTGTTTTCGTGTCACAACCAGACATCTTTTTTTTTGAAGAGCGTTCTTTTTGATCAGTAAAAAAAACAACAGGTTTATAAAAAGAAATGCCTCCCCGCCTGCTACGAAAGGCTGCAGAGGAACGCAAGCAACGTGGGCTTGCACATCCCATTTTATTGTTGGAATACAGAAAGTTACCAAATGAAGTCGATAAGAAAAAAGGAATTGAATTCATAGTTTTGGGAACGACTGCAACCTATGCCGTTACATATTCAAAAGAATCAAGCTGGAAATGCTTGTGTCCAGATTTTGCCCGTCGGCAGAAGTTTTGCAAACATATTTACTTCGTCTTGGCGCGTGTATTACAAAAGGATGTTATTGGTGACGATTTGGCGGTTCAATCGTCATCAATGTATTACGATGATGTTGATGATATGTATCGTGCGATTCGAGACCGAGTACAGCAAGCGGGAACCATCCAGAATCCAAATTATGATTATACGCGCGTAGTTGAAAAAGAAAATGAAAAAGAAAGAAACGCATCAGAAAAACAAAGACCGTATATTGGTGAAGCGTGCTGTTTTTGTTTGGATACAATGACAGAAGCTTGTATGGTTGTGTATTGCCAACAACAATGTGGAAAATCCGTGCACTATGAATGCTTTCGGCGTTACATACAAACTGTCAAAAAAAAGAATTCCAAATGTCCTTATTGTCGATCAGACATGAAACTTCAGGCTGTTCCATCTATGGCCCGCAACAAAACAAAAGTGCGAGACGAGCAAGAAACGAAAGAAACCAAAGACCCTGTTGCAGACTTGGACAAGAAAGAAACAAAAGAGCAGAAAGAAACAAAACAAATGCAAGGGTCCGAAATACAAAAACTTGAAGAAAAAGAAGAAAGCAAACAGAATAAAAACAACAGGTGAATAATGAGTTTAAGCGCTTGCGAGAATGAATGGAAGTTAGAAACGAATATGTACCTGTACGACGATATTGAGAGTGGCGCTACGTACATTCAAGTTGATGAAACGGATGAGTTCGCCACTCGAATTTCGGTTTCCGATTTGATATTAGAAAAACCAGACGGCCTTTCGGAAAAAGATCAGATGCCGATTCGAAAAACCGATTTGGTTCTTCATATTGCCAATGGTCTTTACGAAATTTGTGACGAAGGAGAAAGAAGAGACGAAACAAAAGAGAATGCGGTGTTTGCGGCACTCTCCAATACGAAACGGCTTTCTAATTTTTTTATCGTGATATCAATTCTCTTGTCACCGAGCGGCCCGTGCTTTTTGATCTTTTTAAACATTTTATTTCGTTTGAAAAACGGCACGACATTGGTGTTCTCATCAGATACTATTTACGGTATCGTCGCCACTGCACTTTACATTGCAACAAAGTACTCTGAAGACAGAACCTTTTCAAATCAATCCTATGCTGAAGTAGTATGCCGTCTGCCCGTTTCCGCATTCAATGCGATGGAACAACGCATGTTGGAATTGTTGGACTGGATTGTGTGGCCTCTTGACGATACAGTGTTATACGAAAATCTATATTTGCAATTGCAGACAAATTTGTATGGAGAGGCAGAGGCGGAATGAGTTGGAAATCAGAGACGAAAAAAAAAACAAAAGGTGCCACAAAAGGATTACTTGTCTTTTCTTTTAGCGTTTTCTTTCGGGCTTCCGAAATCAGCATTTAGAATAATGCCTGGTAAATGCGATTTTGCTGCGATGACAGATAGAGCCGCTAACACGCGCTCTTCATAAACAGCCGCTTCTGCTGGGGTAAACCAACGCAACACCACGGGCGCTTTTGCATGTTGTTCTGGCGTTGCGGTGCCGCCGTCCGCAACAGCAACTGACGTTAAGCGCAGCGGTTGTTTAGCGATTGCTTTGCGGTTCTCTTGAGTATCAAGAACGCACAGCTGGACACGGTGCTTGGACAAGCACTTGTGGGTGCTCCACACATTGCGCTGTAAGAGTTCCTGCCTTGCCGGCTGTGGGTCGACCATACACTCACTGCCCCTTATACCGGGGCTGGTTATATCATCGGGTTCGTCACTTTTCTCTTTTGTCGGAGTCGGTTCCTTTTGTACGCCAGCAGTGTTTTTGCTTTGTTGCGCATCAAGCACGACGACGTTCATTGTGCGTTTCCTGGTTTGCGAAAAAGTTTGGTGTTTTAAAAAAATTGGTCCAGTGAAAAGACAAACAAACACGATGTCCGACGCGAAACAAGTCTGTGGTATCTGTTCGGAGTCGACGTGTGCACAATGCGATGCAATAATCATGAAGTCTCATGCGCGACAAGCTCTAAAATCTCGTACGTCTTCTTCTGAAAATAAGTCAGACCCAAAGTTGGTCAGTGCAGTAAAACAAGTTCTTTCCGAAATCGCGACTTCCTTGTCAGTCATGGCGTCGAGCATCTATGAGTTGGAAATGTTGATCGAGGCAAGCGAAGAGATGCTGATGACGCCGACCTCTATCTTCATGTACGCCTTTCCCGATGGCAAACTGGAGGGTGTGTACCATCGCGGAAGCATGCTGCTCAAAATGGGAGAAACGATAATCGCTCGAGACCACAGCACCGGGCCGACTGATTTTCAAAGAAAAAAAGTCACTATGATTTACGGACGTATGATGTCTTTCATGACACAAATCGAACAACAACTCCAAACTAAGACCGAACAACTTCAGGCCCACGATAAGAAAAAAAAGTCGGACATGAAAGAGAATGTTCATTCTTTGGGGGCACGACGCGGCATGCCGGTGGGTTCTGCTTCTCTTCTTCAACAAAATCAACAATCAACACAACAACAACAACAAAACCTGATTCAACAATCAAAAACCCAAGATATCACCTTACACCAACAAGAAACAGATTGGATTCAGATCCGCTGATGATCAAGCCAGACTGATAAAAGTAGCATGTTTTTTTGTTCTGTGTTATTGTTTTGCACGAGACAGTTGAAGTTAAGCGACTTTGTCACGACAAGCAATCGAGAAATAACCCGAGTACAACGAAACGATCATGGTGTATTGGAGGAGTGCTTTGAAGCGAAGCAGAGACGTGCCGTGACGCTGTTGTGCTTTGGTCCAGAATGCAGGAAAGCCGAGCTCAACGACTTCGGCATAACGTACTTCCGTCAGAACGAGAACGTGGCCGATGATGAGGACCGTAAAGGCAATGGCAAGCCATGTGACAGGGCCTCCAAACGTGACGAAACGCCAATACGCGCGCACAGGGTTCCACGTGTCATGAAACACGCGACTTGCGCCAGAGTAGATGCCAATGTAAACGATGTACAACACAAAACACGCGAATGCGACCATTCCGTGCAGCATCTGCAGCATTCCGACATCGTCACCATTAATGAGACCGAGAAGGCACATAAACACCGCTGCAGTCGCTCCCAGCAGACTGCGTTCTTCCACGTGAACGCGAAACATGAGCGTCGCCGCAATGGACAATCCATTGGCCATTATGTAGTAGCCTCCTGAACGGCCAGGCGCGCCCCAGCCCATCTGACTGAATTCGATTGGAAAATACGGCAACAGGCTCCATGTCCAGTACGTATTCAACGCTAGCGTGATGGCCAATACGCATCCTGCTACAATAGGAGCAGCAGTCATCTGTGCGAGAAACGAGAGGACGGTAGGTTATTGTTTTTGTTCAGACCCCCGAAAAAAAATGAAAACAAAACACTTTCGCGCCAATCGAAACACTATTGTTTTTTGTCTTGTTCAGTTTTCGTGTGCATGAGATCGTTTCAGACATGTCTGGCAAAGACGAAAAGAAGCATCCCGTCCTCTCTTCAGGGTGCAAGAGAAAGCACGATGGTCCGCCTTGTCCGACTAAGTGTAACATCTCAAACGATGTCTCAAACAAACGTCAAAAATGCACATTGGCCTTCGCGGCAAACTTGCAGATAACAAAGATTCCTCGTTCTGAAAACTTGGCCACACAGCGAAAGTTCAAGTACTCTCAAGACGAGCTCGCGGCTCTCGTCACGGTTGTCGTACAACAAGTCGAAGGAGCGAAAGATGCCCTTCGTCTCTACCTGAACGACAATGTGTGTCTTCAAAAAGATGCGCGTGTTCGTGGTGTTGTGTTTTCGGCTCTGTTGAAACACGCTAACCTAAAAAAGCACGAATACATCGTCGACATTTGCTACAACAAAGACGATGAAGAAAGCTCTCAATCAACACAACCCCTTGAAGAAAACCCCTGTGATACATCATGCGTGTGTTTCAAAGTGAAACTCTACGCGTACGTGCAGGTGTTTTCGTCCTTAGACGACGTATTGGAGGCTATGGATGCCGCACTTTTGTACAGTACTCCAGGATCTATCGTGTCATCTCAAGAAGAAAAAGAAGAATCGTCACAACAAGATCGACAAAAAAACGGACAGAAACGGCAAGACGTACGAGAAGAAAAACTCACGTTTGCGTATCGTCTGATAAAGAAAAAAACGCTGGGTCCCACTACAACGATTTCAGTCCCCATGCCGTCTGATCAACCAACAAAAACCAAATCCCGTCAAATCTTTGCGACGGAAGATGAAGCGATCGCATTCGCTACATCGATGGCGGACAAAAAAGAGAAGCGCCGCCTCTTTTTCGAAAAGGCAGGTGCATCATCCTAAAAGTCTTTTTTTGTTTTTCTTTTAGATTCCCATTCTTTTTTTTTATGTATCAGCAGAACGTTCGTTCAAAGCACAAAAGTCGGGTGGAATCGCGAGAAAATAACCGTTGTCAGGGCGAATGATGAATTCAGAAATTAAACTGTACCGCAGCACTAGGTCAACATTTAAATCATAGCTTTCAATCGCTGAGATATCCTCCGATGGTATGTTGTTACCATACGCAAAAAATACCGATCCTAACCAATGCGATGATCGCATCCCAGCGATTCTGCCATTGTCCACCTCTTTGAAGTAAGCAAAATAAGCAGCCTCTTCTTTCTCACGCAGTTCGAGATCCGCGAAAACATTGCCACGAAACACATACAGAGAAAGCTTTTGAATGCTTGGCCAGATCATCCCGCTCACCATTGCTTGCAGCATTATCGGGTCTTCAGAAACTTTGCGCATAGTGGTTACAGCATTGACATACGCTTCGTGCGTTTCTTGTAGTGCGAGCGCTTGCTGCTCTTTACATTTGAGAAGATGCTTGAAATCGAAATCCCTATCATCTTCGACGTTTTGACTTTTGTCTCCGTGATTCTCTTTTTCTTCGAACGACATCAAGAATAAAAGCTTTTTTTTAATGTTTATTCAACGAATTTTGCGGCAAATGAAGATTCCGCTAGGATGCGGCGTTGTGTTGATCGTCCTGTTTGCATGGTTGATCTTCCGGCGACTTCATCCTGACAAGATATACGAGCCGTTGGGTGTTCCATCTATCAGTTGGCGAAAGAAAGAAAACTCGGTGGGCACAGCGCTTTTCAAGCTCCGCGCACACAATAAATATCACAAAGAGATTCATCACTTGCTTGAAGTCGATCGGTATTTGCGGCATGTAATGCTGAACTGGACAGACGCTTGTGTCTCCAAGGATTCAACCCATCCATTCGATATCTATCTCGACACGCTCAACACATTCTGTAAAGAATGGGAATCACTCCGATTCCATTTTTTCCGAGATCAAGGCCGTTTGTCAGTGCTCCGGCGCAGCTATCGACACCGATACATGGATGATGATAGTAGTTGTGCGATGGTAGTCCTGTCTGATCCTTATCGTGCATCATCGTCATGCGGCGCAACTGTGATCAAGGACATTCGATCCCTGTGTCGCCGCAGAGCGGGGAAATTCATGGAGCATGATGTGGTGTGCGAAGTGTAAGAAGTTTGCGTACCGACAAAAATCAAATCCCGTCAAATTTTTGCGACGGAGGATGAAGCGATTGCGTTCGCTACATCCATAGCGGACAAAAAAAAGAAGCCCGCCTCTTTTTCGAACAGGCAAGTGCATCATCCTAAAAGTCTTTTTTGTTTTTCTTTTGGATTCCCATTCTTTTTTTAAATAAAGGCGACCAAATGTTTTGCTTGCGTCGCGACAAGAAGGAAAACAAAGAAGAGGTGCGTGAAATGTGGGTCGTTGGTGAACACTATTTTGACAACTCTCTTGTTGGTGAACACTATTTTAATTTTAACAACTTCCTCAAGACAAAACTCTCCGATGATCGCCGTTTCATTCTATTGCAACAAATAGATGATGTACAACATCAGACAAATCATCATGCATTAGCTTTGCTGTTGTCTCGCCTGCAAACGGTTACGGGTCATGAAATGCGTCCGGTCCATCAGACAGAATGCATGTGTTGTGGTGAATGTAATCGCCTGTCACTGGATATACATCGTTTATGGAATACGTGGCAACTGATTTTACGACTTGTTGATCAACACGAAACCGGGAACCGACTGTTCACATTGTTGGAACATCTTGAAGGCGCAATACAATACTACGAATATCACGGATGGATTTTGTCTTCCGTCGGTTATGGAATGAAAATGCGATATTATCACAAGTCGAAAACCCACGTTTCGGCTGATGCGGTTTTGCATAATCGTGAAAGCGATTAAACGATCAACAACAATATGAATGATTACAACAACAGTGCGCTGAGCTCTTTAACGCTTGCTTCTTTTATTTCATTCGACTCAGTCTCTTCGTTTTGGTTATTATTGTCTGTATTGGAACCAACGCCGTCCAACACACGCGAGGTAATTTCTGTTTTGCGCGAGACAATATTCAATAAGGCTTGATCAAGCGTTCCATTGGCGACCAAATATTCAACGGTCACTGGTTTTTTGCATCCGAGTCGATGAGCCCGTGCTTCGGCTTGAGCGAGCGCCCCAGGGGTATAATACATTTCTGTCATAATGACGAGTGATGCTTCGAACAAATCCAATCCAACACCAGCTGCCGTTAATCCCAACAAAGCAACGCGACAATCATCGTCGTTTTGGAAGTGGGATACCCTTGCCTGACGAAATTCAACGGGCGTTTCACCGATGATCTTGATGTATGTTTTTTGATTCTTTTTTTTCTCTTTTTGTTCTTTTTGTTCTGGTCCTTCTTCCACTCGTTGTCGTTTCGCAATTGGTTCGTTGTGATTTAACGTCATTCTTTTACGTTTATTATTGCATTTGTTTTTGTTCTCGGTCATTGGTATATACTCGACCAAGACAGCTTGCAATTCCTGTTCGATCAAATCGATCATCTCGATATGATGCGCAAATATAATAGTTTTATGATCATGCATACGATTATGTAACAATGTCGTACGCAAGTGCTGGACAACAAAGTTTTTTTTCATACGTGGTAAATCGTTAAACATTTCCATCCAACACTTTTTGCGTTCGTAATCATCATGTTCGGCGGCCGCTTCATTCAAACGTTTCATTGTTGATCGTACGATTTCTGCGTCTTCTTTTGTAATGTCCATTGTTAAATAATGTGTTGTCTTGGGAGGTAATGCTGTATTTAATACAGTTTTTGCCTGTCGTCGAATAAACACAAACTCTCTACCCACCGCGTGTAATTCTTCTGCCCTTGCACTTCCCGAGTGATTCCATTTTTTGTGATGGCGAAACGTTGTTTCCATAAATGGATCGCACCAACGGGACACATACGAATACGGCATCATGGCGTTTTTTTCTCGAGTCTTGTCTTTCGTTAAGCTAGCAAAACCATACGCTTTTGGTGGTTTCCATTTTAACGATTCCGGGAAGGCAAACGGTGAAACCATCGAAAACTGTGTGAACCATTCTAATGGTCTCACTCCAGGAGTTCCGGAGAGAAGAACAACGTATTTAGCAGTAACACACAAGGCTTGTGTCGATATACAACGTTTCGCAGATTCGTTTTTCACGGCATGAGTTTCGTCCGCGACAATAATTTTAAATTGTTGAGCAACGAGCGCTTTGACGGCCTCCAGATTTTGTATGATCGAATATGCAACGAGATAATAATGATCTTTCTGAGTTTTATCGACATGCAAATTGGTCACATCTTTACCTTTCCACAGAATTGTAATCTGCGGCTTCTCCTTTGAATCAAAATCTTTATTCACAAGCCGACACCAACCCCTTAATTCCTGAGCCCACTTCTCCAGCAGCAACGGTGGGCAAATGATCAGCACAGGTCCATGCACCTTTTTGTACAAAAACGAAAATAAGATCGCCTGAAAGGATTTTCCAACGCCCATTTCATCAGCCAATTCAGCGCGACCATCGTGTTCAAAAATATAACGAAGGCCTTCTTTTTGATAGGGTTTTGCAACATTCCATAATTCTACAGGAATGTGAGAGGCGAGAGTTTCGTCCGTGATCCTGGGTGTCGAATAACGCGCTTCGCTTGCTTTTAAGAGTTTTTGTAAATGGTCTGGCAATGGTACAATTGGCAGATATTGTCGTATCGCTTTGCAAGCTTTTTCGTATGACTCGGATCGGATTTTAAAACCATCCTCGCATTCTAGAAATCCAATGCGCAAACAGGACAATACTTTTCGAATATCGTCAGCATCTGCAGAATTGACGGCTCGAATTTTCACTCCAAGAATTTCTCGTTGATCTTCCTCTCGGTCGATCAACACCAACTGAAATTCCAAATCAAGGCCCGCCCACATTTTTTGGTTCTGAATTGTATGTTTTTTCGTGTTCTCTTTTTCGTTGTTGTCGTTTTCATTTTTACATTCGACCAAAAAAGTAGAGAAATTATACATTTAAAAAAAACGAAACGCATCATGAGTAGCATCGGAGACTCGGATTGTGACTCAATATTGGACAACAGTGACAATGAATCATCTGATGACAACAGAATTACTTTCGACTGCAGTGATGAGGACGAAAGACAAGAGGAAGAAGAACAAGAGGAAGAACAAAATGATGAAGACGAAGAACAAGGACGAGAACAAGAAAACGAACCCATTCCATCAAAACAAATGTTCACTATGGATGAACTCTCTGATCTGATACGATCTTTAAACAAACTTCGAAACAAACAACGAAAGGTTCATAGCAAACTCAACAAGACTCCTTTCTGGTATCAAGTCGTCTACCCAAAACCCATTCCTGGCTACTACGTGTCAGACATCGCCCCAATTCGATCATCATTATCTTCTCATGCAACACCAATACTTCCGACGCAGGCAATAAAAAAAGGAGATCGATACAGCATGTGGGCACAAAAGTGTTGTATGATTTAAAATCTCACATTTGAAAAAAATATTGACAGGACTTCTTCTAATTAAAAGAGAAAAGATGGTTTTGGTCGAAATTCAGGAAGATGTCTCGCACAATGCACCCGTAAGCGACGAAGATGAACCGCCTTCAATTGATTGTTCACAATTTCGTCAATCCAATGATTTAAAAGAAGAACAAAAAGAAGAAAAGGAACCTGTTCATGAAATTATTTTACCAAACCGAAACAATGAATTGAACGATGCAAAAGATACGAAACAAGCAAAAGAAGGTTCTTCTTCTTATATTATGCGACGGACAAATTACTGTTTGATTCAAGCCGAAAGCGAACGTGTGCAAAATCTGACAATTGATCAATGTTTGGCATCCTTAAGACAGAATTCCTACACCGGCAAAATCACGTTTTGTACCCGCTGGAAGTATATATGTTTTACCGAACCTTATTTCATTGTACACCGCCCATCTGAATCGTTTTCACAAATTGTGTTATCGGTTGGAAAAGCGAACTGTTCCACGGAAGGCACAACATCATTTTATTGTCTCAATGTGACGCAGCAAAATTACCAGAATGTCGTGGATGAATTCTTGAAGACCCTACTTGAAAGTTTCGAATTGAAGCAACCGTTTACCCACGGGTTTACCACAAAAGGCGATCTAAGCGTTCAACAGTACCATGATATACAAAAAATTCCATTTTCCAACGAAGTTCAACATGTCTATACGCTTCTAACCGGGCTCAAGTGGAGTTTAAGACATTCGTTCGGTGCATGCATTTTAGAAACAAAATTGCATTGGTACAGCATTCAAATTTCGAATTCAATCTTGTCATTGTATCCCACAAAAGTGTATGAACGATGGCAAGCGATACGTGATTTGATCGAATCAAAAGACTTGAATGGATTTTTGTTTTGGTTGCATCGTTTGTTTTCGTTTAATGTCCCGCTGGCTTAATAACATCTCTTGCGTTTAATGTCCCGCTGGCTTAATAACATCTCTTGCGTTTAATGTCCCGCTGGCTTAATAACATCTCTTGCGTTTAATGTCCCGCTGG